GATGGTACCGATATTAATACTGGTGATTTAACAACTCTTCAGGGGACAATTTCTGGATCACAAATAGCAAGTGCTACAGTTACATCTTCTAACATTGCAAACAACGCAATTACAAATGCTTTATTAGATACTAACTCAGTTAAATCTTACAACATTTCTGCAAACGCAGTTGGATCAACTCAATTAGATACAGCTTCTGTTACATCATTTAAAATTGCAGCAGGAGCTGTAGGACCAACTCAATTATCAAACACTGCAGTTACTGCAGGATCTTATACATCAGCATCAATCACAGTTGATGCTCAAGGAAGAATTACAGCAGCATCATCTGGAACAGGTGGTGGAGCTGGAATGGGAATACCAACTTTATATTCAGTTGGACCTGCATCAGGAGTTTATACAGCAACACCAACGGCAAATAGAATAGGTCTTTATATGTATGCTGGAGGAGGTGGCGGTGGCGGTGGCGGTGGAGGTCCAAGTGGTACTGGAGGTGCAGGTGGTGCAGGTGGTTTTGGATTTTATAATAAACCTATAACACAACCTTTTGCTCAACCCTATGCTGTTGGAGGTGGCGGTAATGGAGGCAATAGAAACCCAGGTGGTACTGGAGGTACTGGAGGTACTGGCGGGGCAACAAGTATGACAAACGTAGGTACAGTTAATGGTGGAACTGGTGGAACTGGTGGAAGAAATACTCCAGGAAGTACTGGTAGTGCTGGAACTGCTCCAGCGGCATCTTTTACTTATCCATCAAAAAGTTTTCAAATTGGTTTAAATTCTGGTGGTAGTACTTACGGAGATGCTGGCAGTGGAGGTCAAGGATGTCAGGGATGTAATACTGCAAGTAATGGTAATACTGGAGGCAGTGGTGTTTTAGTTATATTTGAAAACACAGGAACTTAAAAATGAGCTTTTTTATTTTTTTAAAAAATTTAGATAATATAGAAGGAACACTTTTTAAAATTGCTGAAAATCAATCTGATTTAAATAATTTAAATATTATAATTGATTATTATAAAATAATAGAAGATTCACAAGATAATTTTAATTTAGTAAAATATGGAAATAAATCTGTAATTAAACATAATAATAATACTATTTTTTTTATAGATATTTCAATTTCTTTTGCTAGAAAAGAACAATTACAAGATTATATTAATAATTTTAAAAAACAAATAAAAGAATTTATTGATAATAACCATAACCATCCTTTATGGAATCAATGGAATAATTACTATAGTCAATTAAATACTTTGGATTTAAGTAGTATTACATATCCTTTAAATAAATCATTAGAACAATATTTCAAAGATCAAAACCTACCTTCTTTAAATCCTTTACAATTACCATAAAAATTGTTATTTAATTAATATGTTTGAGAAAGACATTGAATTTAGTGCTCATGAAGATTATTTTTCATTAAAAGAAGATTATCCAATACCTGTAAAATTAAATATACCTGAGTGGTATAAAAAATTAGAACACACTATTTTAAATAGGACAGTTAAGGGGTGCATGCCTTTTTTAGATACACTAACTTCTGGTTATTTATTAAAATTACCACAAGATTTTAATATACGCCATAATGTGATTAACAAAAATGAAAAAGGAGAAGAATTTAAAGATTCTTTTCAAACATTTGGACTACATAATGTTCCAGAAATACTTCATGCTAAATCCATTAATTTAAATTCTGGCATTGATTTACATTCGTTAAAACAAGTAGAAGGATCCCCTTTTATTGAAAAAAATAAAAATTTACCTTTTTATAAAATAGTAAATCCTTGGAAAATAAAAACACCAAAAGGATATTCTTGTTTATTTGTACCCCCTTTAAACAATTCTGATGATAGGTTTTCAATTATACCAGGAATTGTAGATACAGATGCATTTTCACAAGAAGTAAATTTTCCAATTATTGTTAATGGGGATAAATATCCCATTTTAGAAACAATAATTAAAAAAGGAACTCCTTATGTTCAAATAATACCGTTTAAAAGGGATTCATGGAAAATGGTATTAAAACCACGTAAACAAAAAGAAATACAGAATTCTAAGCTTTTTTATGGATTAAATTTAATAAATATCTATAAAAATAAATTTTGGAAAAAAAAATCATGGAAATAAAAAATTTTATTAAAATCTATGATGAAGTATTACCTTGGAATATATTATCAAATTTAATACGTTTTGCAAATATTTCAAAGTTTATTGAAACACAAATAGGTGGTGGGGGTAATCCTATGATAGACTTTAACTCAAGAAGAGCATTTACATTACCTTTGTCTAATTTAGATAACTCAATGTCAAAAGTTCACTGGTTTAATTTACTTCAATTTTATTTTAATATAAATTTAAAACAATATAAATTTGATGCAAATATTTTAGATTATGATTATAAAAATATTTTTGATATTGAAATATTAAAATATGAAGATACTGGTTTTTATACATGGCATGTAGATCATTTTGCGGATATTCCAAGAACAATGAGCTGTATTTTATTATTAAATAATGATTATGAAGGTGGAAATTTATGTTTTAGAAATCCAAATGGTTCTGGAGAATGGGAAGTAGAAGTTAAACCAAATAGAATGATTATTTGGCCAAGTAATTTTCTATATCCACATACAGTTAAACCTGTAACGAAAGGAACAAGGTATTCAGTAGTAGCATGGGCACTATAAAAGATTTTAAATATAAAATAATTAAAAATTTTTTAACTCAAGAAGAAATTAAATTATTAACAAATTATTGCAGAATTAAACATAGATTAAATTTTAATTCATTTGACAATGTTCAAAATGATAACGGAGATACTTATTTTTATGGAGATCCACTAATGGAATCTCTAATGGTTAATAAATTAGACATAATGCAAAAAGAAACAGGATTAGAATTATTATGTACTTATGCATTTTGGAGAATGTATACAATAAATGCTGATTTAAAAAAACATAAAGATAGGCCTTCATGTGAAGTAAGCGTAACAATTATGATTAATTCCGATGGTACTAAATGGCCAATTTACATGGATGGGGCAGAAGTAAATTTAGAACCAGGGGATGCCGCTGTATATTTAGGTTGTGAAATAGAACATTGGAGAGAAGAATTTAAAGGAGACTGGCAAGCACAAACATTTTTACATTATGTAGATAAAAATGGTCCATATAAAGAATGGGCCAAAGATAAAAGATTATTATATGGAATTCAAAAATGAAATTTAAACAATACGAAGACGGATCTTGTGATATAGAATTTTCTTGGAAAGAAAGACTACTTCTTTTTAGAAAAGGAAAACTTCATTTATCTGATGAATATTTAAGACATTTTGGAAACAATCTTGTTAAAATAATTATGGATTGGCAAATAAAATTTAAAGAAGATATTGCTAATAAACAAACTTTTAATGATACAAAAATAGAAGGAAAATGAATTTAGTAAAAGAAATATATTTTAACACACCTATTTATTTTATAGAAAAAAAAGAATGGTTAAATGATTTAATATTACATACAGATGAATATATAGAAAAATCAAAACAAAATAAAAAGATCATTGACAATAAAAATTTTAGTATTGTTCATCATTCTGAATATTTATCTGAAATTAATTTTATAGATTTTACACAATTTATATGTAAAGAATCTGTAAATATTTTAGATAGTCAAGGATATAATATGAATTTATATTCTATGTTAGTTTCAGAAATATGGGTGCAAGAATTTTCAAAAGAAGGTGGCGGTCATCATAATTCACATATTCATTCAAACTCTCATATTTCTGGTTTTTATTTTTTAAAATGTTCTGATAAAACTTCTTTTCCAGTATTTCATGATTCAAGATTAAACAAAAAAATGATTCAATTAAAAGAGAAAGATGAATCAAAAATAACAGAATCTTCAGAAAAAATTAATGTTAAACCAACACCTGAATTATTTATATTTTTTAATTCTTATTTAGAACATGAATTTGTAATAGATCATGGAATAGAACCTTTTAGATTTATACATTTCAATATACAAGCTATTCCTAAACAATTAATAAATAGCAATATTAAAAAGATATAACTATATTTTATTTATAAACTTTTATTACAAATACAACTCCGTTAATTCTTTTTTATTTCCTATTTTTCCTTTTATAAATGTATTAAAAGATAAACTTATTCTAGTATTATTACCTTCTTTGGCCTCAACCATATGACTTAATGATGAAGGAAATAAAATAATATCTCCAGTCTTAACATGAAACCACCAAGTTTCTGAATTCCATATATTCCATTCCTTTATTTCTGGTTTAATTGTTTTGTAATCAGTATTAAAAAATTTAATTTTATCAAATTGTTCATCACAACTAATATATAATACTCCTGATATTAATGAATTAGGGTGTTGATGTTTATGATGATGTTGATTTGTTTCAGTATAATTTAACCAAGATTGAGTTATATAAAGTTGTAAATTTTCTTTTGGATTAATTACTTCATTTAAATAATTATTTAAATGCAAAGTTATTTCATTTTTAATTTTATTAAAAATTTGATTATTTAAAATATAACTATCTATTGAAGATACATTGCTTTCGTTTTTTTGAGTTTTATTTTTTGTTTTATTTACAAAAAGCATTTCTTCTTGTGAAAATGGTCTATCTAATTTTGTTATATAAATAGGTGTTGAAAATATAGGTATTATTTCTGATTTCATTTTTTAACATTTAAGTTAACTTTTGTTAAAAGTCAATAAAATTTACTATTAAATAGGCATTAGCTAATCTATTTAATCGTTAATATATATAGGGTATAATAGGAAATATGCCTTTAAAAAAGATACCATTAAACCCAGGATTTAATAAACAATCTACAGCTTCTCAAGCAGAAGGACAGTGGATTGATGGAGATATGATCCGTTTTCGTTATGGATCCCCTGAAAAAATAGGTGGTTGGCAACAAATTACAAATAAATTAATGGCAGGAGCTGCTAGAGCTCAATGGACGTGGAGCGATTTAACTGGAAGAAGATATGCTGCTATTGGAACAAATAAATGCTTATATGTCTACGATGGAGATTCTATTTACGATATTACTCCACTAGATACTTCAAGAAATCTAACAGGATGTACTTTTACTTCTACAACTAGTTCTACAACAGTTACAGTAAATAAAGCGGGACACGGTTTATTAGTTGGAGAATTATTTTTATTTAGTTCTGTAACATTACCAGGAAGTCCTAGTACTGGATTCGTTGCTTCTGATTTTACAACTAATATATTTGAAGTGGTAGACGTTCCTTCTTTAAACACATTTAAAATTACAATGGCAAAAGCCGAAACAGGTACAGGAATGTCTTCTGCTGGTTCAGCAACAGTTACACCCTATTATTTTATAGGTCCAGTAAGTTCTATAGCAGGATATGGTTGGGGTGCTGGACCCTATGGAGATGGAACATGGGGAACTCCACGAACAACTTCAAATGCAATTATAAAAGCAGGACAATGGTCATTAGATAATTTTGGTGAAGATTTAATTGCAACTATTCACAACGGTAGTACATTTATTTGGTATCCTAATTCAGGAACAGGTATTAATACTAGAGCATCTTTAATTCCAAATAATCCAACAGCATCTGTTATGACAATCGTTTCAGATCAAGCAAGACATTTATTACATCTTGGAACAGAAACAACTATTGGAAATTCGTCAACACAAGATCCAATGTTTATAAGATTTTCAGAAACAGAAGATTTAGAAGTATATGAACCTACCTCTACAAATACTGCAGGTACATTTAGATTAGATGACGGAACATCTATTATAGGTG